CCCACAAAATGTGGTGCAGTCATGACTGGTTTAATCTTTGGATTATTTTTTAGATAATCATCCTTTTCAGCAATCTTCATTACTTCATCATACTGTTCACCAGTTTCAATTATTTCAAATGTGTATGTTGGCATTACTCCCCCTTTGGATATTCTTGTTCACCTAGTTCAGGTTCTAATTCTTCAATTAAAGATTCTAATTCTTCTATAGATTGAAAAAATGTATCACAATTCTTTTCCATAAATTCAATTCTTTCATTCAATTTTCCTACAGTCTTTTCTAAGTTTTTAACTGCTAGTTTTAATCCAGCAATATCTTCTGCTTGTTCTTTACTATTATATACTTCCATACCATTCTGGCCTCGTTCTATTTTTCCAATTTGCAAACCCATTCTTTTCATTTATATAGTAGTTTCTATAAGCTTCTATAGGATTGCCTATCACTTTGCAATAATCTGGCATTGCCTGAGGTAACTCAGTCAGTCCAATATCTTTAATATTGCTTGGTGCTCTAAGTAGACTAATAGATGGTCTTGATGCGCCATGTATTTTTCCGTATCTATGTGTGTACTCTGCAAGACAAGCCATATAAATCTGGTACATCAAACGATAATTTGATTTACTTTCACGCACCCAAACATTACAAGGATGATTCACATGACTTGCTTTATAAAGTATATTCTCCCTATTATCAGGTAGTTTCCACCTTTTAATTCTGTGATTATTTTTTGTTCTATCTTCATACAATTCACCATCTATTACTCTGTGTGCAGTAGATAGTAATTGTGCATATTCTGTTGCCATTTTGACCACATGTTTATCAACATGCCACTTGACATTTTGTATTGGGTCTTCATGCAGATAAAATATATTCACTTAATAACTCCTTAACTTTTACTAGATTCTTGTATTGTAACACACTTTTACTCATACTGTCAATAGATTCTTTTATAAGTCCAAAATCAGTCTTTAAGACCCCTTTAAGAGGGTATATATCGACATGTATCAAGAAAACTGCAGTAGTGCCTTCTGTAATTGTAACAGTCCTCTCATGTTCTACTCTAAAGGTTAAATTATCTAATGAATCAAAGTCTGGTTTCTCATACAATGGATGATTACTATAACCACCTAGTGATGATATACCCCAAGTGTATCTATGATACGATTGTCCACCTGTCATGGCTCTCATGATACCATCAGATGCACGAACTAATGCCTCATTGTCTGCAATTGGTTCATGTAATTCTGCTAGACTTTTTCCTACCTTTTCACCAGCATTCCATGATGATGGAAATGCCACAAAACATGCCTCTAGTTTTCCATTGTGCATAATAACAACATCATCTTCGATTGCCAAACCTAATTGTTGTATATTATCGCAATCAACTAAAAGACTATAATTACTTTGTTGATTAAGTAGTCCTAATTTTGCAGCTGTCTTTTGAACTAATTCTTCTTCGATTGCAGTAGATGTTTCAAAGTAAATATTTTTACCTAGATTATCTAACTCAATTCTTTTTTGTGCTTGTATAAGTACATCAGTATCGTTTGTATTGAATGATGGTTTTTCACATGTATTGAAAATTGGTTTCATATCAAATGGATTTCTAATTACATGTTCAAACATTTTCTTTAAAACTTTTTTCTTCTCGTTCTCTCATTTTATTCATATCATAATAAATTATTTCTACTATAACTACACCAATAGTTGCAGCTATATAAATCATTATGTCACCTCTTTTATTTCTTGTACCACACTTTTTGGTATAATTGTAGAATTGCCACATTCATCAATACTACCATCATCTTTAAAATTAAAATCTGAAACAATTCTAATCATTTCATCATCATCACTAATTAAGAAACCAGTACTAAGACATCTTGGTAGACTGTCTTCTTTTACATCTTCAGTGCTTCTCCATGAACTATCAGACTGAATATCAATCCAATATACATGAACAAACTTATATGGTATTTTTTTGATTGCTCTACTCATAATTTTAACCTACAAGGTGTTCATGTCAACTCTATGATGAGGTCGAGAGAGAGTGAGTTGACATGAACGGGAATCTTTATCCTCATTATTAACCATTATGACAGGTCTAACAAGACTTGTCAAGTACTTTATACGCCAGATGCACTACCAGGTGCCTGTGGATATACTGGTGCTTCTTCTTGCATGAAATTTTCATCCCATTTGAAAGCCTCTCTTACTACATCTTTCGATAAACCTTTATATACTTGATGTAATTTTTTATCTTTTGCATCACATAATACTTGTGCTTCAGATTCGTGTAAACCTTCACACATTTGAATAAACATTCTTTCTTTTTGTGCTTGTGCTGTATCGCTATCTGCACCTTTGATAAAATGATATAACTTTCTAGATTCAGCTTGAAGCATAGTATGTTCTGTTCCCATAGGGGCATCATTCTTTTTATATGGTACTACACCTTCTGGTATCACCCATTCAATTTTTGGGTCAAAAGATGCTTTCAATACCATTCTTAATCCACTGTTATCATTAATTATTAGTATTGCTACTTTTTCTGATTTTGTTTTTGCTTTATGTACTTTGTCAAGTACTTCTGAAAACAATAATGTATAATTACCATTTGCCATTTTAAAATTCTCCAATTTGTTCAGTTAAACCTTTCAGTCTTTTTTCTATAAAATAATTTAACAATTTACTTCTATCGCCACAGTTGGCACCCTTAAAATCATCTAAGATATCTTCTTCTAATTTTTCTGGTATATTATCCAAATTAATTAGTTTATCATTTCTTTGATAATTTCGTTTCACTTCATCATTTAAATCTTCAATGTCTTGAGCTAGTATACTTTCAATCTTTTTAGATGTTAAAGGCCTTTGCCTCAAACCATCTGTAAAGGTATGGTCAGGGGATAATACATTTGGAACACCATCTGATTTATCGCCTTTCAATACATGCTCTTTTATATAGACAACCGGGTCAAACCCATTTATATGTTTTTTAGTAATTGGACTGTATTGTCTTACATTCTCATATTTTTGTAACTGTATAAAGTCTTTATCACCAGATACAATCATGATTTTTTCACTTTGATAATGTTTACATACTATTGCAATTACATCATCTGCTTCTGCCCCATAAGTTTCAACAACTTTGTAGGGTAAAAATTCTTTTACTTCTTCTCTAATCTGATTTAAAACACCAAAGATACTATCCCAATCTTTGCCATCTGATTCTCTACTCTTTTTACGACTGTGTTTATACTGTGGAAATATTTCTCTACGCCAGTATGCTCTAGAATCGTATGTTAATACTATTTCACCAAAGTCTTCATTAAACATAGTACGATACATTCGTACTGAATTTAATATCATATGTCTAACCATTTCTTCATCCATCTCACCATCATTCATATTCAGATGCATCATTACAGATGCAATTGTGATTTGATTCATGTCAATTAATATCATATTAAATCCCTATAATAATTTAGAAAAGGTGGTTCGAAAACCACCTCACTAAAATTCTTAATAAATTAAGAAGCGTAACCTACGCCATTTCCATAAAGTGCTTTGATTCCAGCAGCGATAATTGTTTTATCAGCTTTACCGTTCATTAGTACAGCACCTACACCAGCATTAATAATTGCTTGTGTTGGTTCACCCATTCTATAGGAAGTACCTTTAGCATCTTTATTAGTATAAATCATATAACCTTGACTTCTTAGTTTATCCACCATTGCTTGTGGTGAAGTTAGGTCAAATGTTTTTCTTAATGTTTTCCAAGTAACTGTTTTACCAGCTTCAAATGCATTAATAACTCGTTGTGTCTTTGATAGTTTATTTCTACCCATATTATAATCTCCTGATTATTAAATTTTAAAGTGACTAATTTTTATGCCTCTAATAGTCATATTGGCAATTACAACATTGTAATTCTTTACTTTATGAACCATTATAACAGGCCCAGACATGTTATGTCAATCATTTTTTTCTTCTGTGTCAAAATGAAATATTACTTTCATAGTGCCAGGTTCATTGTCTTCTGCAAATTCTATATCGCAATCTATTAATTCATTATCAATTATTTTTAATAGTTCATGTTCAGTCATCTTTTTTCTCATCATCTTCTTCTTTAAGAAGTCTTAATTCTTCTTTTTCTTCATCAGAAAGTTTCTGCAATTCTGTATCTGAGTAAAACTCTACATCAACTTCATCTTCTGTTATTTCACTAACCATTTCTATGATATCTGCCAAAAGTGGTGAATCAAATCTAGAATAATGTAAATCTACACCATTTTCATTTTCTGTTTTTTCTGGCGACATTATCTGTTCAATAAATCCTTGTATGATATGTGGTAGACCTTCTTGTCTTGATAAAGCACCTTTAATTACTTCTGATAAAAAACCTACATCTAATATAAACTGTTCGTCTGTAATGTCATAACCATTTTCACTAAAAGTATGTATCATCTGAACCATAACATTCTCAGTCATTGCATCAATCTTAGCAAGTTTTTCTTTCATTTGTAACTGAGAATTGTTTCTGTCTAATTCTCTATCATACTTCTGTTTAATCCACGTTGTAGTACCTTTATCATACTTATTAGATATTGGGTCAGAACCCCATGGGCCATAAATAACATTATCCATATCTTTATCCTTTTCATCTGTCATGTTATAATTTTATTCTCAACTGGCACAACTGCACCGATATAATTTAAATAGTTTTCTTTTATTTCTGGTTTAGGTTCATTAACAATAATAATATTACTTTCCTTAATACTCATTTGTTCATCATCGGCATATGGAATAAATGGTGAAAAGTATAATTTAGTTTCTGCACTAGAGCCTGGATTTTGTGCCATTGGTATTAATACAAAAGGTTTTGATATTGTAGTTATACTTTCATCTGAGTATGTTACTTCTGCAACTATATCTTCACCTGTAGTTAGTCTTAATAATTTTACATTCATTACGTTGTCCTTTTTCTGTTAATTCGTTTTCTTGGTTGATGTGGGCCTGGTGTTTCAGCAAACTTTCTCAACCACCTTTGTTTACCAGCAGCTTTTGCTAGTCTTTTCTTTTCACTTTTTTTAGTGTGAAATTGTCGTTCATGAAAATCATTTAATCTACCATCATTTAAAACTTTCTTTTTAAAGATTCGTAATGCTTTATTAAAATCATCACCAACAGATACACCTAGTCCTTTAGATTTTTCTTCTAGTCGTTTCTTCGTAAACTTGTTTTTCTGTTCACCACGAACTTGAAATTTCTGCCTAGGTTTGTTTGAATTAGTCTTCATAAATACTGTTTGTCATTTTGTAAACTTCTGATAATGCATCATACTTGTCTTTTATATTTAAATCAGCTAATTCAGTTAACAGTCTTAAATTGTTTTCTAAAATAACTAAAGCATCATCTTCTGTAATGTCACCACCTAATATCTTAGTAGCAACAGTTCTTAAAATTATATCAGCGTCATTCATTACTCTTCCTCCAAATAATTAAATCTACTATACTCTCTGACATAATCAATTATCACTTGTGGGTCTCTACCTATTTGTTTACAGTAACTCAAAAATTCTTTTGACGGTTTAACAATCCAAATATAAGCATCTACCCCAGCTTTAATTTCTTCCTTTGCTGTTTTCTCACTCATTGTATCATCAATTGCTTGTTTAATTATTGCCTTGAAAAGAGTCAAATCGTGTTCTTCATTCTGGATTTCTGGTATTAAATCAGATTCAAAGACTAAAGATGTTGTTCTTTTGCCTTTAAAATTTTGTGTTTTTATTGTATCTGAATTCATTACGCTGCCTCCAACATTGACATTGGAACTCTGTAATTCCTGCCAGGACCTAAATCAACCACAGCATTTTTTTGTAATATTCTTACTATCACGCCTGGAGTTCTCTTAGTTTTTTGTACCATGAAAACTTTCATGCCTGGTTTAAATGTCATCTTTCCGTTCACCACCATCAACTCACGAGCCATATCCATAACATCATTCAACTCTGAATTGTCTAGTTTCTTCATTTCATTTATTAGTGTTTTGTTCATATTTCCTCTCTTCTCATTGTTTATCTTATGTAACCATTATAACAGCATCAAACATGTTTTGTCAACCCCTAATTTAAATATAGTGGACCTGTCCATTCTATTGGGTACATACCATCAAATATGTTCCCTCTAGCCCTGTTTAGTGCTGGAGCATTCCAACTTGATGCTTTTAGTACATCACCTTTCTTGAAATGTTTGAAATCTTCTTTAGCGATAAATGCAGTAACAGAATTTTCTCTGATAACTTTCATATATTTTCTACCCTCTGTTACTTTGTAGTTGTCTGGTGTGTCAACTTTTTTTGTAGTGTATCCTACATCATTATAGTCGTCTACCATTGCTTCTATCATATATTTAGCGCCCTCTTCTAAAGAACTTGCCGGTTTTACTGATTTCATCTCGTACCCCTCATTGTTTATCTTATGTAACCATTATACTAGGTCCAGACATGGTTTGTCAAGGGTATAAGTTATTGATTTTATTAAGAAAAGTAAATTAATTTAGAGGGGTTTGTAGATTGTAACCAATTCTTCCTTACCTTTTACCTTGATTTTGTCTACTTCTACTGATTTGATGGTTTTTAACTGCTTCATGGTGTGAGATGAATATAGGGTAGATACGATACCACCATCTTCTTCTTTGTAGTTCCTAGTGGTTGCCTCTAGTCTAGCTGCTAGATTGACAGCATCTCCTATGACTGAGTAGTCAAATCTGGTGTCACTACCCATATTACCCACGATACAAGTTCCTGTATTGACTCCTGAACCTATATTGATGTCTGGTAACCCCTTTGCTTTAAAGTCTTCTTTTAGTCTATCAGTCTCCTCTGCACATTCAATAGCAGTCTTGACTGCCATCTCTGCATGGTCTTCACAATCTAATGGTGCGTTCCAGAATGCCATAATACAGTCACCCATGTACTTATCAACTGTTCCACCATTATCTAAAACAATCTTAGTCATACGATTTAGGTAGTCATTGATAACTTCTACCAATCCTTCTGGGTCATCTTTGTTTTTGTAGTATTCTGATATTGGCGTAAATCCTACAATGTCCATGAATAGAAAACTCATCTCTTTTCTAACACCACCTAGTTTTAATTTACTGGGGTCTTTCTGTAACTCGGCAACTTGTCTTGGGTCTAGGTAAGTTTCAAATTGTTTTCTTATTTGTTGTTTTAATTTAAACTCTAAAATGAATCTGTTAAATATACTGTGCATACCAACTATGGTAATGACAATTATTATCCAACTGATATCAGATAGTATTAAATGTTTATTGAAAAGATAACAAGCAACTACCAAACTAGCACCATACAATACTATCATACTTGTTCCAACAAACCAATATGGTGTAAATCTTGCAATCAATATAACTAAGATACCTAATAAAACTGATACAACTAATTCAACAAACAAACTTATGTCATAACGATTAATTTGTTTACCATCTAAAACAGTTTGTAATGTGGATGCAGATAATTCGTAATCATATTTTTCACCAACTGGTGTTGCAATAATACTACCCAAACCTTCAGCAGTAGTTCCAATAATTACACTACGACCTTCGAACTTTGAAAAATCACTTTCAGATGCAGATATGGTTTCAAACTCTTTGTTCCAATGTAACCACACTCTAGCATTTGGGTCTGTGTATATGACAGAATAGCCTGGCACTCTTACTGCAATAATTCCACCTTCACCAGATTTGATTTGATAACTTGGAGCTCCTGTTGCAACTCTGATAACTTCTATTGCCATTGTAGGATAAGTTTTATCTTCTACTACATTAGATATTTGTCCATAACTTAATCCACCACTTATACCTAAGATTCTTTCTATCTTCATTATCAATGGTATTCTTCTCACAACACCATCTATCTCTGGTGCAGTATTAATTACTCCTACACCATCTGCACTCTCACCTAGTTTCTTAATCGGGCCCAACATACCTTCCCATTCAAAAAGATATGGAAAAGGATTTCCTACTCTTGCGACTCCTCTATCAACAGCATTTCTATCTACCCCTGATGTTCCAACTTGTGCAATGACTACTCCATTATTTTTAAGTACTTTTGCGAGTGCATCATCACCACCGAGTCTATCTTCTTCTGAAAATAAAATAGGTATCATAATAATACCAACACCTGCTTGTCTTAAATCATTTATGATTTGTGCAAGTACATCTCTTTTCCAAGGCCATTGTCCATACTTCTCAATAGATTTTTCATCAATCGTGACAACACCAATGTCTTGTGATACATCTTTTCTTTCTTGTTGTATAAGAATATCAAATGATTTGAGTCTTAGTATCTCTTTGACAAATGGGTCTTGTAAACCAATATAAGTTATAGCGATTAAAGTTATAAAGGCAAATGTCCAATGTGTTATAAATCTTTTCATTAATTTTGTGTTACTGTTGCACTACAAGAAGATGCTACACAATTTTGTTGTAGATGATAATTTTGGTCAGTAGAACTATCTTGTGTTAAATTTAGTGTTGATGTATTACCAGTCAAACCTATTGTGGCACTATGGTCACCTGTACCATCTTGTGTTACATTTACTGTGTGATTATCTGTTATGTTTAAATCTAAAAAGTGGTCACCTGTGCCTTCTTGTAATACTGTTACATTATTACTACTGTCTATATCTAAAAACATAATCTTATCACCTGACTCTTTTTGGTCGAGGTTTAAATTATTACTACTGCCGGCAATATTTAAAGATGTAAAGTGGTCACCAACATTTAGTAAATGTAACTGGTCAAGTGTTAATGTGTTTGAATTACCTACTATGTCTATTAATGCTCTTTGGTCTTTGTTTTGTAAAATCGTAAGATTGTTGCTATTACCATTTAAGTCAAGACCTAAAACATTGTTATCATTATTTTGAGTAATAGATACTGTGTTACTATTACCTGTAATTGTAGCATTACTTGTTAAGTCTGTTCCTATAATTAAATTGTTATCTCCATCTTGTACTATGTCTAAATCTAGACTACCACCACTTTGATTAATGTAAACACCATTACCTGTTTTTGCTTTGGTTGTATTAACTATTGTTGTTTGTGAAGAAGATATTGCAGACTGTGGCGTTGATGTAGCATACAACTCTCCGATAAATTCATCTGTACTAGCATTGTCATAACTTGATGTAAATTGATTTATGTCAAAGGTAACATAAACTGCACCTGTATATCCACTTGGCAATTGACTACCTGACCACTTCATCCATAATATTTTTCCACTTGTACTTTTAACAACCCATGTACCATTACCTGTAAAATAAGCACCATAAGGATAAACTCCAACACTACTATAATTTGAAACTCCTGCTGATGTATTTGTTTGTGTCATGTTACAACCATTACCACAATTACCACCACCTGTCGTTCCTTGAATAGCTATTGTAGCACTTAGAGTATTGTTTATAAATGCCTCTATAGTATTATTATCATTTGAAAAACTAACATCATTCTCACCTACAAGAGTAAGTATACCACCAGCATTTACAAAAGCTGCATATCTTGTTTTACCATTACCACCTATATTGTTATTAAATTTTAAATCAAATACCACATCATAATTATTAATTAAATTTTCTGGTACAGAACCTGATGTTGATAGTGTTACTGTGTAACCATCTTCTTCTAATTGTGCTTTAACATTTGTGTGAGCGTCTTGAAAATTTGAATGTAAAATTAAAGCAGTATCAGTTGCAAAAACATTTACACTAAACAATAATAGAAATAGACTACTGAGCTTGATAAATTTTAATTGCATTTTCTACTCCCCCTAATTCATAGTCTATAATTTCAAAATCCTGTTGTGTAATATTTAAGATGTAACCATATTCTTTGTTAAGTCTTAACTCAATATAATTTCCTTGACCATCTTCTCTACTCCATACCCATTGTGGGTCTTCATCTAATAATACAATACCTGTTTCAGGGTCTTTACCTAATCTTATACCATCACGACCTTTGTCAAATTCACTTCTCATTGACTTAGCTAATTCAGCATTGATTTGGTCTAATATATTTACTAAGAAGTTTTGTTCTAAAAAATCTATGTCCAATCCTGTTACCCAATTTTCTGTTTCTTCTTCTAAGTAGTCTACTTCTAAATCATCAAATTCTAAAAAATCTATATCTAATGCATTTGCAATATTTACATAATCTTCTTTACTTTGTTGTTTTGCTATTTCTTTTGGTTTAGATATAATTAATAAGTTGCCAATCAATTCTTCATCTATATCTAATATAACTGGTTTCATTGGATTACTTGATGGTGTATCTACAACTGTTGCTTGAAATGCTTGGTTCAATATAACTTGCCCAGCATCTGATGTTACATCAATCTCACCTACATAACAATTTCCATTTGTATCACATGATGGTAATAAAATAATTGTAGAACTACCTGTTTCATCTATGGTCATTGTAAAGTCTGTTCCACGAACACCAATCGTTGCAGTTGGTGTTTCTATCTTTACATTTTGTTTTGAATTTTTTGCAATCTGACCTGATGCATATCTTATTGTACCCAAAGATGCCTTTAAAGATAAGACACCTGTTTTTGTATTTGGGTCATAAATAAATTCATCAATAATTAATTTAGAATGTTGAGTAACATCTACTCTAGTTTCATCTATAAATTCTATAGCAGTTTTACCTTTACCTGTCTTAACTGTATCATAAGAAAATATATCTAAATCTATTTTTGCAGAAAATTCATCTCCCTCTTTTCTTTCTACAACACTTTCACCTTCTTGCAATATTACATCACCGATTACTCCACCTAGAGCATTCGTACTCAGTAACATCATCATAATAAAAAACTTTTTCATTTTAATCCATTGTTTTTTTTAATTCAATAAGAGTTTCAATCCTTTCTTGTTTAATACCTTCTTCACCAGTAAATTCAAACTTTTCTGAGTTTCCATATTTACTACCTTTTTTATTGATTAAACTGTCTGGGTTTTTCTTTTTATAATCATCTATCATTTCATCATATAAACTTTTTTCAGTTTTACCTTTAGTGTTGGGTCGCATATTATTATCTTTTGTAATACCCTTACATTTTTTTTCAAGCATTGCAAACTGTGGTGGTAATTCTCTGCCACCATATCTTCTACATACTTTCATTAGTTCTATTTGTTGTTTTAACATCATGTTTTCTGTTATGATTGCTTGATTTTCATCAGTACAATTTGAACCTAAAAACCATGTGTAACTTATACGAGCAGAGCGGTCATACCTATCGTTAGAATTATTATAGTTACTATTTAAATTATTTGGATATACAGATGAATAAGGATTAGTTGTATCAGTATAACCTAATTCAACTCTTACATCACCTTGTCTACAAGTATAGAAACCATCATTAAGATAGTCATTACGAGCATGTGCATTAGATGAAAGTACTAGTAGTAAAAAGATACTACCTATTAAGGTCTTTAATGTCATAAGATTGTTCCCTTACTTGGTCTGCAAGAATTCTGTATAAGTCTTCACCCATACGATATGCAGCTGATAATTCTGCTTGTTTATTAGTCATGTTTGTTAA